GCTTTCGGAAGTGGTCACAGCCTTCGAGGCCGCAGATTCAAATCTGAACGGAGCAATCACCAGCCTCGCATCCAGCGCATCCACAAACCTCACAAACGAGGTCAACCGCGCCACCGCAGCCGAGGCCGCTCTCGCTTCCGACATCTCGGACATCGAGACAGCCGCATCGGCTCTCACCAGCCGCGTCACCAGCGCCGAGAGCAGCATCACCTCAAACGCCTCCGCGATCAGCGACGAGTCCACAGCCCGCGCAGCAGCGATCAGCGCAGAGACCAGCGCCCGCCAATCCGCCATCAGCTCGGAGGCAAGCACCCGCCTCTCAGCCGACAACGCTCTAAGCGCCCGCATCCTCGTTCTCGAGACCGAGATCGATGGCGGAACGTTCTAAAGCAACGGCCCAACGAGGCCGGTCCACTCGTGACCATTCATGAAGACCGGCCTTTCAAATTCTTACGAGTCCATACTCATGCCAGTTCCAATTAAGCCTAAAAAAACCGTCGTGCCGGGTCGCATCCCCAGCACGGCGGATCTTTCGCTTGGAGAGGTCTGCATTAACTACGCAGATCGGAAAATTTTTGGACGCCATCCTCAGTCGGGAAGCGTCATCCAACTCACCACTCCTCCCCGCAACGAAATCCCCGCCATCCTCGTCCACGCCGTAGACGGAGCGAACCTCTACATCGGACGCCTTGAATGGGACGACTACCCCGCCACAGGCGAACCAGACGACTCCCCCGCCTGGACCATCTACAAAATTTCCACCAACTCCGCAGGCGATGTCCTCTCGGAGCAATCCGCCACCGGCGCGTGGTCGAACAAAACCAATCTCACTTTTTCTTAAAAATCCATGATCGCAAACGCACTCCCTCGCCCGCTCACCGCAGGCTCAGTTGACAACGCCATCCTCCGCGCAGACGGAACTGGTGGAACCACCTTGCAAAATTCAGATATTAATATCGATGATGCTGTAACATCAACTCAAGCCAATGTTGCCATCACAAACCAGCACGCTGGACAAACCAATTCCGCGATTGTCCTCACGCCTAAAGGCACGGGGGCGTTAATTGCAGGGGCGAAACCTGATGGGACAACGGTTGGTGGAAATGCTCGCGGCAGCAAGGCCATCTGTTTAGTGGGAGATCGCTCTGCTGCAACACAAGTTGCATCAGGCACAAATTCAGTTTCTATCGGTTATCGCTCAACAGCAAGTTCTGACCGCGCAATTTCTATTGGGGGAACAGCATCTGGGACTACAGCAATTTCTATTGGGGGAGGAACAGCATCTGGGAATTCAGCAATAGCTCTTGGAAGCTCTACAGCAAGCGGTGCAATTGATTGTTCTATTGCAATTGGAACAGGTAATGCTGCATCTGGATCATATGGATCTATTGCAATTGGAACAGGTTCCGGTTCAAGTGGAAATGCATCTGTTTCTATTGGAAGATTTTTAAATTCAGTAGGTTATATTGCATACGCATTTGGACTACATGCTCTTTCAAATAGAGTAGGGATGTTTGCATATTCTTCTGGACAATTTGCCATAGGAGACACGCCGACCGGCGATGCCCAACGCGCCCGCTTCGTCATGCGGAACAAGACGACGACGAACTCCGCAGTCGAGCTATTCTTGGACGGCAGCGCCACCCGCCTCACGATCCCATCAGGCAAAGTCCTCGGTCTCACAATCAACATCTGTGGCATCTCCAGCACAGGCGCGGCAGTGGCACACTACATGCGGCAGTATGCTCTCAAGAATGTCTCAGGCACGACCACCGAAGTTTACGCGCCAATCACCATCGGCACAGACAACGCCGCAGGCACATCCATCGCGCTCTCCGCAAGTGATGCGTCAGATGCACTTGTAGTCAGCGTCACCGGCACAGCCTCCACAATCTGGCGCTGGGTCGCCTCGGTCGATGCCGTCGAAATCGCCTTCGGAACTTAACCAAAACCACACCATGAGAACATACGGACTTAAATTTGCAGACGGACGCCAAGAACTCGCCAGCATCGTGCTGGACGAAAACGACGAGCCACGCATCGACACCATCCGCCCATACCCCTGCCCGGAAGATTGGGTGGACCCGCAGATCGTGCCTCTCATCAAAATCGATCAACCCGAAAGCGGCGACTGGGAACCGAACCTCGTCTGGTTCGCAGATCGCGTCGAGCGCCAGTGGATTCCCGCAAACTCCTAACCAAACACGACCATGCCAAACGAACTCAACATCGCCCTCGCCACCACCGGCCTCACCGTCACCGCCCAGCCCTACCAAGCCGGAGCCGCCGTAGGCTCCGCCATCTCCTGCCCAGAAACCGGCACCACAGGATTTTATTCCGGCAACATGGCAGGCAGCGCAGGAACCTACCAAATCGCATTCCGCGCCTCTGGAACCAATGTCGGCAGCGGCAGCATCGTGTGGGACGGCACAGCCGAAGTCGCCAGCAGTGCGCCATCAGCAGCTCAAAACGCAGCAGCCGTTTGGAGCCAAGCGACTCGCACCGTAACGGGCGGAACGGTGGACACTCTGACCAACGCACCGAGCGTGCCTTCGGCCTCGGCTATAGCGTCACAGGTGAGAACTGAGCTATCCGTGGAGCTTGGGCGAGTGGATGCCTCAATCTCCAGCCGGGCGACCGCAGCCAACATCCCGACCTCCGACATCACGGCAATCAAAGCCAAGACGGACAACTTGCCTGCATCGCCAGCAGCGACCGGCGACATCCCGACAGAATCGGAAATCGCCGCTGAGGTCTGGGCCAAGCCCACCACGGAATTGACGATCACCGGCTCCATCGGCGAACGCGCAAAAAATCAAAGCACGGTCTCCACGACCGGCGCTCAACTCGCCGCAGCCCTCTCGTAAGTTTGGTTTGTTGTTTCCCGGCGTGGGCCAAAACCCACGCCGGGTTTTTTGCGTCTGCCCCTCTCCGTGGCCTCTGTGTCCTCCGTGGTTAAACCTCCACGGAACGCCCCGCAGAAGACAGGCCGAAACCCGCTGGCAAAATTCGCGCACACATGAAGCCCGCCGCGAAAGAATTTTTTAGCACGCCCATGCGCCGAGTCATGACCATCGGCGCAATCGCTGCGGAGTCGCGCACCATCGAGCTGGCCTTTTCGAGCAACGCGGAAATCGAACGATTCCCTGGAATGGTCGAAATCCTCGATCACTCGCCAGAAGCCTGCGACCTCTCGCGGCTCAACGACCGCGCAAATCTTTTGTTCAACCACGACCAGAACGAGGTTCTGGGAGTCGTCGAGACCGCCAGCATTGACGCTGACGGAATGGGCCGAGCGTTGGTTCGCTTTGGCCGTTCCGAATGCGCCGAGGAAGCGTGGCAAGATGTGCAGGACGGAATCCTGACGAAGGTCTCAGTCGGCTACCGAATCTGGGAGGTCAAATTGACCGAAGAACGAGAGGGAATGGATGTCTACACCGTGAGCCGGTGGGAACCCTACGAAATCTCCCTCGTCACAATACCCGCCGACCCATCGGTCGGAGTGGGCCGCAGCCTTACCAACCCGCCCGCGCCACTCGGCAACGGCACAAATCAACCAAATCCCATGCAAGATCAAATCACACCCGCGCCACAAGCGCCCGCACCGGCGGCCCCGGAGATCAACGTAATCGCCGAGCGCAATGCCGCCATCAAAGGCGAGCAAGACCGCACCCGCTCGATCCTCGAAGCCGGTGACAAATACGGCATGCCCGCCCTCGCCGCACAAATCGTGCGTGACGGTGGCAACCTGGTAGACTTCCAAGCCGCCGCACTCGCCGAGAAAGACAAGCGCAGCGCCCAGATCCGCGAAGGCGTCGCCCCCATCGGCCTCAACGAACGCGAAGCAGGAAGCTTCTCTTTCTTGAAACTCATCCGCGCACTCGCCGCCGAGCCTACCGACAAAAAAGCCCGTCAAGACGCGGCATTTGAATTAGAAGCCTGCGAAACCGCTGCCGGAAAAGTCGCACACCGCAACGTCAAAGGCACCATGATTCCCGTGGATGTCCTCACCTCTGGCTTCGGACAGCGAGGCACGAACACCGTGTCGGCAAAATCCGGCGCTGGCTACACTGGCACAGGCGGCAACACCGTTCAGACCAACCTCCTCGCCTCCTCATTCATCGATGTGCTCCGCAACAAAGCGACCATCATGAACCTCGGCACCGAGCTGGCTGGCCTCGTCGGCAATGTGGACATCCCAAAGCAAACAACCTTCGGCAACGGCTACTGGCTCGGCGAAGATGAAGACGCGCCAAAATCTGACATCGATTTCGGCCTCGTCACGCTGCGTCCTCGCACGGTTGCAAACTACGGTGAAATCACTCGCCGCATGCTCCAGCAATCATCGCTGTCTATCGAGGCACTGCTTCGCAATGACCTTGCGCAAGCCCTCGCCCTCACCATCGACTCCGCAGCCTTCTACGGAACTGGCCTCACAAATCAGCCAGTCGGCATCAAGTCCGCCGCAGGTGTGCTCTCCAAGAGCTTCGCAGCGGTCCAGCCTACATTCATTGAACTGGTTGACATGGAAACCATGGTGGCCACTCAAAACGCCGATGTGGACAGCATGGCATTCGTTGCCAACCCATCGACTCGCGGCATGGCTAAAACCACGCTCAAATTCCCAACCGGCAACACAAGCGCCGGAACAATCTGGGAAGGTGGATCGATGAACGGCTACCGCACGGAAATCACAAACCAAGTTGCCTCTGGCGATGTGTTTTTCGCAAATTTCTCCGATTTCCTCATCGGGATTTTTGGCGGCCTCGAAATCACGGTCGACCCATACTCGAACAGCACCAAAGGCCGTCTGCGCATCGTCGCAATGCAGGATGTAGACTTCGCCGTCCGCCGCGCCCAGTCCTTCGTTTACGGCAAAAAGCCCTAAGCGATAGCTGAAAACTCAACCGCCTCCTCCGTGTGCATTCGCGGAGGAGGCTTTTGTTAGGAACCGCAGATTATGGAACCTCAAAAAATCACACTCCTTCAAAGCCTGATGATTGCCGGCGAATCCTGCCCGGTCGGCAGTGATGTCGAAGTCTCGCCATCATTCGCCCGCGAACTCATCGCCCTTGGCCTTGCCAAGCCATTCGTCGAAACAGCCGAGCCTAAGAAGAAAAAATGAGCCTCGACGAAAAGGACGGACGCCCTGCCGTGCGACTGAACCTCGCCGAAGCCATCGCCGCTCTGGCCCTCGTGGCAACGGTCTTCTCTTCGCTCAACGGCTGGATCGTCCTGCCCGAACAAATGCGCCAAGTCAGAAATGAAAACGAACGCCAAGACATCCGCCTCCAAGCCATCGAGCGCCTCGCCAGCGAGCGCAGCGAAACCCTCGCCCGCATCGACGAGCGCACCAAGCGCATCGAGGAAAGCCTCAAATCCAAATGAAGCGCCTGCTGGCACTCCTGCCGCTCCTGCTCCTGCCCGCCTGCGTCAGCGTCCCGCTGCCGCCAAGCGGCGACAAGATGGGAAGTCTCGGGCGCGTGGAGGTCGGAATCCGCTATTTCCCACCAGTCACGATCGACTGGTTCAACCCGCAAATCCCCAGCCTCAAAGACAAATGAAAGCACTCGATTACATCCTCGCCCGCCTCGCCGAATCATCCACTTGGCGCGGCCTCGTATTCGTCGCCTCCGCTGCCGGAATCGTTCTTGATCCCGACAAATTCAACGCCATCGCCGCTGCCGGAATGGCCGTGGCCGGAGCGATCAACATTTTCCGCAAAGAGAAGAAGTGAACCTCTTAAAACTTAATTCTTAAAACTTAAAACTACTTCACCGTGCTCCACCGACTCCTCGCCATCGCCCAAGCCGAGATCGGAATCCGCGAGGAGGGCGGCAACAATCGCGGCCAGCGCATCCGCGACTACCAACGCGCCACCGACTTACCGCCCGGCCCGTGGCCATGGTGCGCGGCGTTTGTTTCGTTTTGCGTGCAGGAATGGCTGAAGGAAAACGATGTCCCTGAGTGGCTACGCCTCACCCGCACGCCAGCCCAATGGCAACCCCGCACCGCGCTGGCGTATGGATTCCGCCAATGGGCAAAAGATCGCCCCCGCACGACCAGCATCTACACCGACCAAGACCCAGCGCAGCCGGGCGACATCGTGACCTTTGATTTTTCGCATGTCGGCATCGTCCTCGAAGACGATGGAAAGAACCTCGTCACGGTCGAAGGCAACACCAACGGCAAAGGCCAGCGAGACTCCGAGACAGGCGATGGAGTCTGGCGCAAAATCCGGCCAAAATCCCTCGCTCGAAACTTCATCCGCATCCACCCCGCCCGATGACCTACGGAAACCTTGATGTCTTTTTCTCCGGCCTCGATCACACCGAGATTCTGTTTGCCCTACCTACAGGAACCCGGATCGTGCGCGGCTATTTCGACAACGCCTTTTTCGACAGCGCCGTTGGCGAAGTAGTCCTCGACAGCACGCAGCCCCGCTTCCAGTGCAAAGAGTCGGATGTCGCCAGCATCCCCCGCGAAACCGCCTGCAAGGTGGAAGGCAAAGATTACACGGTGATGGAAATCCAGCCAGACGGAACCGGCCTCGCCACCGTCACCCTCGCGCATGAGTGACATGATTTTCATAGAAGCCAAGGGCCTCGACCGCATCGGGCGCGACCTTGGAGCAACGCAAAAACAGATCGAGCCAGCCATGCGCAGCGCCGTTTCTCGCGTCACCCGTTGGGCAGGCAACGAAGCAGCCCGACGCATCAGCAAGGTGACCAAAGTGACAGGCAAAGTCATCAAAGGCAGGATGCGCGTCGAAGTCATGGGCAAAGATGGCGTCCTCGGTCGCGTGTGGGCAGGCCTGCGCAACATTCCGCTGAAGGCCATGAAGCCACGGCAAACAAAAAGCGGCGTCACAGCAGGCCCCGCCAAGCGCCCCGGTGCATTCATCTCCAAGAAAATGGGCGGGCATGTTTTCGAGCGGGTCGGAAAAAAACGCCTGCCCATTAAAAAATCCGAAGGCGTCAACATCCTCGAACCCGGCGTGGACGCCATGGGAAGTCTCGAAAACGAAATCGGCGAACGCCTGCAACGCGAATTTGAATCTCAACTAAAATGGCAACTCAGCAAATAGACCTCGCCGTCCTGCACACGAAGATAGCCGAGAAGATCAACGCCAAGTTTGGCAGCACGGTCAAAACCATCGCCGCCTATTCGCGATTCAACGACAAGATCGAGGTGCCAGCCATCACATTTGAGTTGGACACCATCGAGCCATCCGACCCCGCAGACATCGGCACGCAGCAACTCCAGGTCGACATCCGCTTTTCCGCCTCGCTCATCTACTCCTACAAACAAGGCAACAAATTCGCCGTGCGCCTCATGTCGGCAAACTTCGCCGCCTTCCTGCAAGGCCAGCGGTTCGGAATGCCCGTCACGCCCGCCCGATTCATCGCCGCCACCCCGCAAGAGTTCGACGCCGAAAATCCCGAATATGAAACATGGCGCGTCGAATGGGAGCATACCTGCCTCCTCGGTGAAACCGCATGGCCCGAAGGGGGGGCGCTACCAACAGACATCCGCGCCTCGTGGGCACCCAAGATCGGCATCCCCCACGAGCCGGACTATGTGCCGATTCAAGACATCCTCGCCACATGAGCAACGCCCGCCTTGGAGAGCTTGAGCGCCGTCTGTCGAACACCATCCGACCCGGCACGGTCTTAGAAGCGGACTACGCCAAGGCCCGCCTCCGTGTCACGATGGGAGACAACACTAGCGCATGGCTTCCATGGCTCACAAGCCGCGCCGGGGAAGACCGCACATGGCACGCCCCAGAAGTCGGAGAACAAGTCATCGTCATGGCCCCCGGCGGCGAACTCTCAGCGGGCTACGTCATGCCGGGAGGCGTGTATAAAAACGACTACCCCGCCAACGCCGACAAAGCTGAAATCTCCCGCACCACCTACAAAGACGGCGCAATCCTCGAATACGACCGGGAGAACCACACCCACCTCCTGCAACTCCCCGAAGGCTCGGCAACGGTCAAAGTTGGAGACGACGCACAGACCGAGATCACGCCATCGAAGATCACGGCCAAGGTTGGATCGGACGCAAAGACCGAAATCACCGCCTCCAAAATCCTCGCTCAAATCGGCAGCGATGCAAAAAGCGAGATCACCGCCAGCAAAATCACGCACACCCTCGGCAGCAGCAGCAAAATCGAAGTCACCAGCGGCAGCGTCAAAATCACAGTCGGCGGAACCACGCTCGAAATCGCCAGCAGCGGCATCACGATCAACGGCAACATCACGCAAACCGGAAACTACGATCAAACAGGTCTGATGAAATCGAACCTGATCACCCTCTCCACCCACACGCACGGTGGAGTTATGTCAGGACCAGCAATCACAGCCGTCCCGAATCCATAACCTCCTCCTGACCTCTCTGCGGGAAGTCCCCGCAGAAGACACCCCCAAGCGCAGCCATAAAATCTCGCCCCATGCGAGGCATGAGCAGCGACACCGGCAAGGCGCTTTCCGGGCTGGACCATTTAAAGCAGTCGATTCGGGACATCTTAACAACCCCGCTCGGCTCTCGCGTCATGCTCCGAGACTACGGCTCGCGGCTGTTTGACCTCGTGGACGCCCCGATGAATCGCGGAACCATCGTTGAAATCTATGTCGCCACCATCGAGGCAATCCGCAAGTGGGAACCTCGCGTGGAAATCACCCGCGTCATCGCGCAAGCCATCGAACCCGGCAAGATCACAATCGCCCTTGAAGGCGTCTATCTCCCCACCGGAACCGCGCTCACGCTGGACGGGATGGTTGTATGAGCTACACGCCAATCGATCTTTCGAGCCTTCCCGCGCCGACGATTGTCGAGAGTCTCGACTACGCCGCGATTTTGCAGGAGATGGTCGACGACCTAAAAGCCCGCGATCCGGCGTTCACGGCCATCGTGGAAAGCGACCCCGCCTTTAAGATTCTGGAAGTCTGCGCCTACCGCGAAATGCTCATCCGCCAGCGCGTCAACGATGCCGCCCGTGGTGTCATGCTCGCCTATGCAACGGGCAGCGACCTTGACCAACTCGGCGCAATCTTCGGCACGACCCGCAAAGTCCTCGTTCCCGCAGCCCCGACAGCGATCCCGCCGCGCTTGGCCGTCATGGAAACAGACACCGATTTCCGCTATCGCGTCACACTCGCCCTTGAGGGCTTGAGCACCGCAGGCCCCGAAGGAAGCTATCTTTACCACGCGCTCAAAGTAGCCGGCGTCAAACACGCGACCATCGTCGGCCCTCCTACCGTCTCCCCCGGCAATGTCCTCGTGACCGTCCTCGGCCTCACAGGCAACGGCGCACCTTCGGCAACCGTCATTTCCAATGTCACGCAGGCACTCAACGCCGAATCCGTCCGCCCGCTCACGGATGCCGTCACCGTGCAAGGCGCATCGATCCAGAACTACACGATCACCGCGACCATTTTCACTTTCCCCGGCCCCGACTCGTCAGTCGTCATGGCAGAAGCCCAAGCCAGCGCCCAAGAGTTCGCAACGCAGAATCACAAAGTCGGCAACGACATCAACCGCTCTGCGATCTTCGCCGCGCTCCATGTGGACGGAGTGCAAAAAGTGACGCTCACATCGCCATCCGCAGACATCACCTGCGACCACACGCAAGCGCCATTCTGCACCGCGATCGCTCTCACATACGGAGGCTTGAGCCAGTAAAATGAGCCGCTCGATTTACCAATACCTTTCCGACCAAGACGGCCTCTTTTGGTATTACGGCCAAGCGCCGGACGCCGCAGCCGTCACGGATTTAATCTGGAACATCCTCAGGCAGGAATACAACTCGTCCGGTGAGCTGATTGAAACCCGCATCGCTCTTAACACCTCATGGGAGCAACGCACAAACGCTGATTACCAAATCCCGTCCACGGAAACGGAGCGAATCGCCCCCGACCTCTCGCTGCGCGACCTCCTGCCCTCCAATGCGACAGCGCCAGAACGATCCCTTTCACTCGCCACCGCCCGCCTTGGCTCGATTGATACCCCCATTCGATCACTCTGGAATCCCGACACCTGCCCGGAGGCGCTTCTGCCATGGCTCGCCTGGGCGACATCCGTCGATGAGTGGGATGCCAACTGGACGACCGCAACCAAGCGAAATATCATCAAGAACTCTGCCGAGATTCACCGCAAAAAAGGCACCGTCGCCGCTGTCAAAACACTCCTCGACTCATTCGGCATCGCGCTGCAACTCAGCGAGTGGTGGCAGACCACGCCAAAAGGCACCCCCCACACTTTCGCAATCGCACTCGGTTGGCTGCAAACGCCCGCCGAAGTGCAGGACTCAATCAGCAAAGCCGTTGCCGCTGTCAAACCGGTGCGCAGTTCGTTCACCCTCTCAGCCCTCGAATCCTTCGTCGGCAGCGTGAACATCGTCGGCATCTGCCGCCCAGCCACATTCAACCGGCTCGATTGCGCAGCCACCTACTAATTTATGGCCCTTCAATTCATCATCACCGACGCAGGCCGCGCCGCCATCGCCCAAGTGGGTGGGGCCATCGGCCCAGTAACCCTCACAAAGATCGCAATCGGAAGCGGAGGCTACACGCCACTGGCCACCCGCACGGCACTGCAAACTGAGATCAAGCGCCTCGATCCAAGCGGCAGCAGCGTTCCTGTCCCAGGCACGATCCACCTCACGGCGCAGGACGATTCCGCAGACAGCTACTCGGTCAAAGAAATCGGCCTCTACACAAACAACAATGTCCTGTTCGCCATCTATTCGCAAACAGGCGTGATCCTGACCAAAGGCAGCACGGCCAGCGCACTTTTTGCAATGGATTTCGTGATGACCAATGTGCCAGCCGGAACGGTTGTCGTCGGAGACGCAGGGTTTTCCTACGCGCAAGCCAACGAAACCCGTCTCGGCGTGCTTGCCATCGCTACCACAGCGGAGGCGCAGGCAGGAACAATCGACACCAAGATCATCACGCCCTTAAAGCTCGCGCAGGTCACAGCCACAGAATCCCGCCGAGGCGTCATCGCGCTGGCAACAACAGCGGAGGCGCAAGCTCTCGCGCCGGATGCAACCAAGGCGCTCACCGTTGCCCGGCTTGTGGATCGCACGGCAAACACAGGGCGTGCTGGGGTGGTCGTATTGGCAAGCAGCACCGAAACGCAGACCGGAACGGACGCAAACAAAGCGGTCACGCCTGCGGGACTGAAATCTACTCTTGGCGGGTATTCAGCTTCTAACCACACGCACGCTATTGCGGACACAACTGGGTTGCAGGCGGCGCTTGATAGCAAAACACTCCCCGCAAGATTGGGGGGCACGGCTCAATCAATCTCTAACTGGAATGATGCGTTAGAGAACGGTTGGTATCAATCAAACCAAGCAACTAACGCGCCAGAAAATGTTTTGGATTGGTGGCTCGGTTATGTTGAGGTTCACAACGGTTCTTGGGTGACTCAGACAGTTCACCGTTTCACCGCAGACGCCCCGACTAATACCCATATCTGGAGAAGAAGCAGCTCTGACAATGGTGGAGTCAGAGCTTGGGGAGGTTGGTATAAATTGCAGTTATCCCAGGGCGAGCAAGACGCTCGGTATTCTTTAGGAACTCATAACCATCCGGCATCCGTGATCACGAGCGGAACGATAGACAACGCACGCCTCAACGCAGCGACAACAAGCGTGGCAGGCATCGTTGAGCTTGCCACCAACGCCGAAACACAAAACGGCACGGACACAACCCGCGCAGTGACCCCTGCCAGCCTCGCCAGCGCAGCCGCGCTCTTTGTCCCGCCGGGTGCAGTCCTGCCATTTGCCATGAATGTCGTGCCATCGGGCTGGCTCGCTGCAAATGGCGCGGCGGTTTCAAGGGCATTATACCCCGCACTTTTTGCCGCCATCGGCACGCTCTACGGAGTCGGAGACGGCAGCACAACCTTCAATGTGCCAGACCTGCGCGGATACTTCGTGCGCGGCCAAGGGACAAATTCGGACGGCACAGCGGCGGGGAATTTTGGGGCGAAGCAGGCGGACGATTTTAAGAGTCACAACCATACTGGATCAACCTCTCAAAACGGTGGCCATAACCATACTTACAACTCCCACTCCGCAACCTTTAATTTGCAGGGCGGAAGCTCTGGCGGCGCTGTGCAGAACATTATGCGTAACCCTGACGGAAACGGGCAAACCAGCACCGTTGGAAACCACAGCCACACAATTACCGCTGAAGGCGGAACCGAAACCCGCCCCAAAAACATCGCCCTGCTCTACTGCATCAAAATTTAGGAAGTCCCCGCAGAAGACACCAACACGCGATCATCGCACTCTCACAACCGCAACCGCAACCCACTAAAAAACCATGTCTCAATTTCTCCACGGCGTCGAAGTCCAAGAAATCACGGGCGGACCACGCCCGATCAAAACCGTTTCGTCCTCTGTGATCGGCCTCGTCGGCACAGGAACAGCTCATGCGGATTTCCCGCTGAACACGCCCGTTCTTGTAACTTCTCCCACGGGAGTCTCGACCAAGCTCGGCGCGAGCACATTCCTCGGCAAAGCCATCGAGGCTATTTACAAACAGACTGGCGCTGTTGTCGTCGTCGTGCGCGTGGCCGCTGCGGCAGATGTCGCTGGAAGCTCCAGCCTCCTGACAGGCGTCCATGCCCTCCGCAAGGCTCAGGCTGAACTCAATGTCACGCCGCGCCTCATCGTTGCTGAAGGCGCGTATGAGACCACCACGATTGACGATGTGAAAGCCGTCGCCTCCGCTCTCCGTGCGGTTGCCATCGCTGGCCTCGTTTCGAGCGTTGCGGCAATCGACACCGCCACCGAAGCCTCGGCATGGGTCACAGCAAACGGCAACGACCGCATCTATGGCATCTGGCCAGCCGTCAACGGCGGCGAAGACCCCGCGCCATATGTGGCAGGCGTCATGGCTCGCATCGATAACGAGCGTGGCTTTTGGTGGTCACCCTCCAACAACGAAGTTTCCGGCATCGAGAAGATCGACAAGAGCGTTGATTTCGTCCTCGGTGACACCTCATCGCTGGCGAATGTGCTCAACCTCGGGAATGTCGCAACCTTCATCCGCAGCGGTGGCTTCCGCCTCTGGGGCAACCAGACCGGCAGCACGGACATCAAATACCAATTCGTGAATGTCCGCCGCACAGCAGACCTCATTTTCGACTCACTGCAACGCGCCCACCTCTGGGCAGTAGATCGCCTCATCTCGAAAACATACCTCGAAGATGTCACCGAGTCCGTCAACGCCTACCTCGCCAGCCTCAAAAACCAAGGCGCGATCCTCGGCGGCAAATGCTGGGCAGACCCAGATTTAAACACCCCGGCAAACATCCAACTCGGAAAGGTGTTTTTTAACTTCGACTTCACGCCGCCTTACCCAGCCGAGCACATCACTTTCCGTGGCGAGCTGACCAACGAATACCTCTCCGAAATCCTCAACTAAAAAAAGACCATGGCAACCGCATCGAACATCCTCAAAAATTTCAACCTCTACGTTGACGGGCGCGGCTTCGCAGGCGTCGTAGACGAGCTGCAACTCCCGACCCTCGGTCTCGTGGTCGAAGACTTCCGCGCTGGCGGCATGGACGCCTCCGTGGCCGTCGAAATGGGCCAGGAGAAACTTGAAGCCTCCTTCGTCCTCTCAGGCTACGAGGAAAATGTCCTGAATCTTTGGGGCATGGGGCAAGGCCAAACCGTGCCACTCGTGGCCCGTGGCGCTCTCGAAAGCCTCGACGGCGCAGTGACGCCCGTGGTGGTTTATATGAACGGCACGATCCGTTCCATGGAACCCGGTGCATGGAAAGCTGGCGAGAAATCAACGATCAGCTTCACCATGGACCTTCGCAGCTACAAATACACGCAAGCGGGTCGGACCATCAACGACATCGATGTTCCAAACATGGTTCGCATCGTGAACGGAGTGGACCGCCTCGCAGCACAGCGCAACGCAATCGGCATCTAATCCGGAGCAAAAATGGCGAGCAAAAAATCCACCGTCGAAATCGCCCTCGATTTTCCAATCAAGATCGAAGGCGTGGAGTGCAGCCGACTCACCCTCCGCAGGCCGAAGGTTGGCGACATGCTGGCGGCTGAAGAAGGAAGCAAAGGACAGAGCGAACAAGAGACAGAGATTCTCGCCTTTGCCAACCTCTGCATGGTGACGCCCGTCGAAATCCGTGACCTCGACCTCGGCGATTACAAGAAGCTGCAAAAAGCATTCTCCGGTTTTTTAGCCTAACGCGGGAGGACGCCATGCGCGGCACTCTCGCACTGGCCAGTCACACCGGATGGAGCCTCGCAGAGATCAGCGCAATGACCGCCGAGGAGCTTGTGGAATGGTGCGGGAAACTTCCTAAATAATCATGGCGACCGAGAAAAAATTCAAAGCAACAATCGAGATCGGCGGGGCCGTTGCTGGCTCGCTGAAGTCTTCGTTTGCAGCGGTCACGGGAAACACCAAGATTCTCGGCGCTTCCCTCTCAAAGCTGTCTTCCCAGCAAAAGAAGCTCAAAAGTTTCAATTCCGCACAACTGCGAATCGGCGAGACTCAGAAGAAGCTCATGCAGGCGATGAAAGCAGGCGACACATCCGGCGTGGAGCGCCTTCGCAAATCGCTCGATACGCAACGCCAATCGCTTGCAAAACTTGGCGAGGAACTCAAGAAAGCCAAGATCAACACGAATGACCTATCCGGCGAAATGGAACGCCTCGGCAGGAAGGCGGACGCGACCCGCAAAGTGATGGACTCGTGGGGCAAGATCAAACCCATCGGCGACAACTTTCAGACTGTCCTCAAGCGCACCGCAGGCGGATTCGTTGCCATCGGTGCAGCAGCCGCCGCAGCCAGCGCAGGCGTGTGGAAAATGGGAACGGCCTTCGGCAACTTTGCAGACTCCGCAGCGGAAGGCGCGGCAACCCTTGGAACGGATGCAAATTTCCTCCTCTCGGTGCGCTACGCCGCAAGCCAAGTCGGAGCCTCCGCCGAAATGGCCGACAAAGCGCTTTCAGAACTAAACATCCGCATGGTCGAAGCGGGCGAAGACGGCAACAAGACGGGCGAAGCACTCAGCGAGCTTGGCCTAAACATCGGCAAGCTCCAAAAGATGGACACCGCTTCGCAGTTCGCAACGATCTCGCAGGCGTTTTCCAAATACACCGGCAGCGTCAACAAGGCCAAAATCGCCACAGACATCTTTGGCAAGGCAGGGCGCAAAATCCCGAACCTCCTCAACCTCGGCAAGGAAGGTCTGCAAGGCTACGCGCAAGCCGCGCAAGATGCGGGCTATCTTCTCAGCGATTCCGACATGCTCATGGGCGATGCGTTCGATGAGGCAATGGGCCAATTCAACCTCGCCCTGCAAGGCTCACAAAACATCATCGGGCGCGAACTCCTGCCCGTCCTGACCGAGCTGATGACATCGCTTGGTTCATTCATCCGCGAAAACGCCCCAAACATCAAAGCCGTGGCGCAAGAGTTTGGCGGTTGGCTCAAAACTAACGGCCCGATCATCGGCACGCAGATCCGCGACATGGCAAAGAGCCTGGTCGAAATGGGCAAGGCCGCTTGGCCATTCATCGAATCGGTGGGAGGCGTCAAAGCCGTGCTAATAGGAATCGGAACGATTGCCTTCGCACCAGCAATCGCCGCCGTGGCATCGCTTGGCGCTTCTTTTATCACCGCCGTTCCTGCGGTAATCAAACTGACAACGGGCCTCTGGGGCATGGCTGCGGGAGCCACGGGAATCATCCCGGCAATCGGAGGAGCAGCAACCGCACTCTGGGGCATGGCAACCGCAGGATGGGCCGCAATCGCGCCGTTGTTGCCAGCCCTAGCCATCGGAGCGGCAATCATTGGCGGTCTAACACTCCTCGCGCTTGGAATTAAAAATGTCGTCGAAAACTGGGACTCATACTCAGCGAAACTTTATGAAGTTTGGGATGTAGCCAAAGCCTTCAGCGGTGGCATCTACGATTCAATTTCAGGCGCATTCGACCGGCTCACAGGCAAAATCGGCGCGTGGTTCGGATGGGTGCGCGAAAAATTCGTGGGCCTCGGCAGCTCAATCAAAGGCGTGTTTACCGGAGGCGACTCACCCGCACCCATTGACGGAGCACGCGCAGCCGGTGGACCCGTCTCCGCTGGCAAAAACTACCTCGTCGGAGAGCGCGGCCCTGAGATTTTCAGCCCCTCATCCTCCGGCTCGATCATCCCCAACCACCGCGCAGGCGGCAGCGTGAGCAACGACAACCGCACGATCACCATCAACATCACCGCCTCCCCCGGCATGAACGAGCGCACGCTTGCCGACCTCGTGCTCGCCCGCCTCGACGGACGCCAAGCCGCCATCGCTGGGGGAGCACTCTACGACTAACGACTATGGCCAACGACACCATGCTCGCCCTTGGCGCTTTCCGGTTCAGCATTTCCACAGCCGCATATCAGCAGCTTGAGCGTCAATCCTCCTACAAGTGGGAAGAGGTCGAACGCTTCGGCCAAGCCCCGCTGATGCAGTATTGTGGCTACGACTCGGAAACCATCTCTCTTCAAGGCACGATCCTCCCCGAATACAAAGGCGGACTTGGCCAGATGTCGCAAATGCGCGTGCAAGCCTCCCTCGGAATCGCCCTGCCGCTCGTCACAGGCACAGGCAACTATTACGGCCTCTGGGTCGTCGAATCGATCAACGAGGCGCAGGAGGTTTTCTGGAGCAACGGCCAGCCTCGCAAAATCGATTTCCAGATCAATTTGAAAAAATACGCCGAGGTCACGCTGAAGATCGGGCCTTTCAATGTCAGCGCCTCCGGGCTTTTGGGATCACTGCAATGAATGTCTACAAAACAAAGCAGGGTGACATGCTGGATGAAATCTGCCACCGGCATTACGGGAGCACATACGGCCAACAGGTTGAAACCGTCCTCGAGGTCAACCGCTCTCTCCGCTTGGCTGAACAAGGCCCCTACCTCCCCGCTGGCATCCACATCGTCCTGCCCATCATCGAAGCACCGAAGGCAAAAGAAACGGTCAGCCTTTTCTCGTAGGCCATGAAGCCAGATTTCCGCATCACCGGCACAGGCGGCGACCTCACGAAGACCTACGCCCAACGCCTCGCCTCGCTCACGATCACCGACAACTCGACCGAACAGGCCGATACGGTATCCATCGAACTCTCAAACCACGACGGCAAGCTCCCGATCCCCTCCGAGGGCGAAATCCTGAGTATCGCCATCGGCTACGAGGGCAACACGGTGGACAAGGGCCAGTTTGTCATCGATCAAATTTCGCTCTCAGGATTCCCGGAACGCATGAGCCTATCAGGCAAAGCCGCCCCCTTCGCGGCGGCGGGCGGATTCTCTCCCTTCCAAAGCCGCAAGACTCGCTCGTTCGACAACATCACCCTTGGCCAGCTCGTCACGAACATCGCAGCCGAGTGTGGCCTCATCCCCGGCATCGCCCCGCAATACTACACGGTCACGATTCCCCACCTGGACCAAACCAACGAGAGCAACATGAACCTCCTCACGCGCCTCGCCCGCGATTACGAGGCGCTCATGAAACCAACTTTTGGGCGTCTCCTCTTCCTGCCCCGCAGCACCGGCGCGAGCATCACCGGTGCAGCCCTGCCCGGACCAACGATCACCAAGAGCGAGGTCGCCAGCTACAGCGGGCAATTCAGCCAGCGCACCAAATACGGAAGCGCGACAACCCGCTGGCACGACCCCGAAACAGGCGAAACAAATTCCTTCAAGCTCGACGGAGAAGGGAGCGGAGCCGACTACGAAGCGCCCAACCTCTACCCCGACGAGACCGCCGCCAAAAACGCCGCCAAATCCTTCCTCAAATCCAGCGAGCGCGGCAGCGAATCCATCACCCTCTCCATGAGCGGACGCCCCGACATAATAGCCGAGGGCTTGATAACCTTAAGCGGATTCCCCGACGCCATGAACAAAAGCTGGACCATCAAAACTGTAACCCACTCTCTCAGCCCCTCCGGGTTCACGACCAGCGTCCAAGCCGAAATCAAAGACTTATCGACCCCAAACACGACCAGCGCAGCCAACAATCCGTCGACCCCAGCAGGCCGAAACATCGAGGCCGTGACTTGGAATCCTGAGACGAATTCGTTCGAGTAACGGACATCTTCCTCCCGCCGTGACAAAATAAATTTTTTTCTGTCACACCCGCTGCGCTTGTATTCATGCGGCTCTGCGGGCCTCCAAAATTATTTTCATCTTTTTGAAAAAAGTTGTTGACGAGAAATCAAGGCTGTGAGAGATTGATTGCGTTATGAAAAACAACACCACGACAAAAATCCAAATGAGCAACAACGAAAGCCTGACACGCGGAATCACCCGCAACAACGACGGCACATTTACAGCCATCACATTCAGCGCCTCTAAAACATTCAAAACCCAAGCCGGTGCAGTCCGCTGGCTTTCCGCCCGACTGGGATAATCAAACCAACCAAACCAAACCACAAAATGAAAACTACCAACATAGAAATCAACGATATTCCCATCGACCTTGAACTGCTCGCCATCGAGCGCGACCCCGAAACCAATGGAGCCTGGAGGAACGGAATCGCTGTTTTGCGAGACGGAACCCGCATCGATTGCGGCGGCGGATGGATTGAAGGCGCCGAGTCAGCCAATAAGAAAAACGAAGAACTCGGAATTGCTGGCGGGCTCCGACAGGGAGTCACCTACCCAAACGAAGTGGTCGAAGGGGATTTCTCTCCATACCGATTCGGCGAAGACGAAAGCGGCTGGGAAGAAAAACTAATGCCAGTTATCTACGGGGCCAACTGGCAAAATCGCGAAGACGCCGATGAAGAAGTCCGCTCTGTCCATGCCGCTATACAGGAGGCCTTAGCGAGCATCGCGCATGTTGAAAATTAAAAAACCAACCAAACCCACCCACGGCGGCCCGCGCAAAGGCGCTGGCCGCCCGCAAGGCAAGAAATCCGCCAACGCCAAGGGCAGAACCGCCGTCACCAGATCCGTCTCCATGCAGCCCGAATCATGGCAGAAGCTCGATCGGCTACGCGGATCGATGAGCCGAGGGAAGTTTATCGAGTCGCTACTACCAGCCGGGGGAGGTGGGAAACAATACGAGGTGGTTTGCGATATCCAAAAAGGCGAAATCCATTTATTAGACCTAAAAAAGGAGACTCAGACGCAACAATGACGCAACACCCTTGCAAGCCGTTGATTATTAGGATATGTTTTCCGATTCGTAATCGATAGGTCACGAGTTCGAGTCTCGTCGTCGGCTCCCCTTCTGAAAGCCAGCAGATGCGCTTAGATACGCGCTATGCGGGCTTTTTCTTTGGCTGGGTAAAATTGGTTGAAAGTTGCTCCAAATGGGTGAAAATGCGATTATGGACGCAACGGACGCAACAGGCAGGAATAAGCCGGTCATCACACTTCGCACGGCTACGGTGCGGGGAGAGCAACGCCATGTGGTTTTTTCACGGATCGCAGGGGTGGAGAAGCGAGTTTTTTTTAAGACCAGACTGGAAGCGCGGATGGCGCATGACGCGCTTGTTGAAAAGCTGGAGACCGGAGGAACGGATGCTTTCAAGAATTCCGCTGGCATGACGGTGGAAAAAGGCTGGCAGGAATTTCAACTGGTGCGTATGCCGAAATTGAAAGAGGGAAACCATACTCGGCTCCTCAACTGGTGGTGGGGGCATTTCGTGGAGAAATACGGTTCGCTGGATTTGAATGACATCAAGCCCGTGCATATCGAGGCGTTCCTATCTCGCCCAGGTTGGAGCGGGACCACGGCAAATCAGGGCTTCGTTTACCTACGGCTCGTATTCAACTGGCTGGTGCGCTACGAACTCGCATCGGCAAATCCGGCTCTGAAGATCGACACGCCGAAGGCTGCACCAGAGCATCATTTGCTGACCGTGCCGGAGGTGAAGAAGCTTTTGAGCCTTACGAAAAAAAAGACTCGGCTGCGAGCATGGATCGTTCTGGGCCTTTTCGGTGGGATGCGCATTTCGGAGGTGTGGCGCTGCCGCCCGGAGCATATCGAGCAGACAGAGATTTTCGTGCCATTCCGCAAGTCCACCGACCCAAAACCGCGCCCTCGCTTTGTGCCGATCCTTCCGGCGCTGACACGGAATCTTCCCAAAAAGTGGGATGACTTAAGCGAGGACATCATCAAACGCGAGCGCACAAAGCTGGCGCACGCCATGGGCTGGCAGGAATGGCCGCAGAATTGCCTTAGACACACAGCAGCCTCGATGCACCGCGCTATGTGGCAAGACAGCGCAAAGACGGCGTATTTTCTCGGTCACTCATCCCCGCGCATGGTCGAGGATCGCTACGCCAGAGGAGTGAGGCAAAATGAAGCTAAGGCGTTTTGGGCGTTGTAAAACGCTAAAATAAAGCAGGTTAGCCCCCCCCCCCCCCCCCCCCCCCCCCCACCGGGGGGGGGGGGGGGGGGGGGACGGTGGGGGGTGCGGGGGGGAGGGGGGGGGGCG